CTGCAGTAATTTGTCTTACTAGCAATTCAAATATAAAACCTGTGTTTTTAAATTTTGAATGTTTAATTTTTTTCATTAATTTATATAATTATTCAGATATAAATATATTTTTCTATTGGTTTATTACTCTTTATCCAAATTCTCTGTCAAAATCTTCTTTTTTCCACCATTCATATCTTTAAATACTTCAAAATATGAATTTTTTCTCTGTTTGTATTGTACCGAACCCTCTTTTTGTTTTAAAGTTTTGATTCCTAATGGGTCTCTACCCTCAGGATGGTCATCCTTTCCTTATCTTACCGGGTCTTTGGGTCTACCTACGCCTTCTTCTTCTAATTCTGCTTTTATTTTTGCAATTTCCTCTTCCACATTTGTAGGTGCGTCTGTACCTGTTTCTTTTGCCGGGTCAACACCCTGAGTTTCAATTGATGTTAAACGGAATTGTTGTTTTACATCTTCTAATACCTGTAATGTCATTTCATCTTGCTCATCTTTTGCCATACCCATAATTGCTTCATACATCCACGGTTTAGAAAACATTTTTGTTTGTTGCATGCTTGAAATTAATTGTACTTTTGAATTATAAAGTTCAACTCTTTCTTGCTCATATATTTTAGATGGGATTGTAAGTTCCAAACTAAATGATGTTAGTTTTTCATCATTAATACCTTGTGCGTATAAGTGAACGATTGCAATCTTTGTTAATTCAGAAACCATTATTCTTTGTATTCTTTCAATTGTTTTTGCAAAACGTACATCCATACCAGCTAATGTAGCTTTACCATTTGTTTCTTCTTCATATCCTAAAAATGCTTTTGGAATTTGAAGTGCCGCCATCATTTTGCCTTTTAAATAATTGATATCTTCAACCATATTATATTCTAAACCTTTAAGTGTTTCAATTGATGTACCACTATCACTACCACGAACTGGCATATAGTAATCTTCAATAAGGTTTTGCATATTGTATTTTAAATTATATTCGCCTGTTCTTTCATCCATAAATGGAACTTTTTTAGAGCTGTTTATAATTTTTTGCATGTAATTATCCACTTCGTTTGGTGGAATATTACCAACATCAATTTTAAATATTCTTTTTTCAGGTGCTCTCATAACTCTATGAATTAACATAGCATCCTCCATAAGAGATAATTGTTTCCAAACTCTTCTTGCTCCCTCAATCATTGATTTACCATATGGAAGGAAATTTGCATCTCCATTTAAACGAAAGTGAGCTACTTCATAATTTTCATATTCTTTCTTAGCTGTTTGTCCTACTGCGTTGTATGGATTTTGGTATGGTGCGTACACAAATTTAATTCTTTGTGGATTCATTGGGTCAAATCCCTCAATTCTACTCATTTCGTAAGTAGACATTGGTAGGACATTTATAATACCTAAATTTTCTGCCATTTCTAATTGTAAATAGAAATCACCATACTTAACCAAATTACGAGTCCACATCCAAAGATTATGTTCTATGTTAAGAATATCGTAAAAAAGGTTTTCAAGTATTTGTTTTATATTATCATCCTCGTGATGAATTTTAAGAACATTACCAAATTCATTTCTGGCAGTACACTCATCCGAATATGTATTAAGTGCTGCTGAAATAATTGGGTCCATATCCATAGAATCATAATCTCTGAAAAGGTCAATACGAACTTGTTGATATGCTAAACCAGATTCTACACCGCCAGCATAATTGGATACTTTTAATTTCATAAAACGGTCTACAAGGTTTGTAGTCATTGATTGATACTCATCCGTATCAATAACTTTTACACCTTCGGGTGTTTTACGAATTATGGTATTAGTTGAAAATAGTTTTTGTAACCTACTGAAAATTGATTTATCTGCCATCTAAATAAAATTTTTTAGAATATACGAAAATTTTTTGGATTTACCAAATTACCACTTACGGCAGCTCCAATATCTTGCTTTATGTCTTGGACCAGGACTATCACAATTATGCCTAGCTCTAAAGTTTGCTCTCCTGCCAGGATTATTTTTTTTGATTTTAACTCCCTTCTGACCAAAGTTTACTTTAACAACATTTCCTGCAGGATTTTTTACATATACTTTAAACTTTTTAATATCTCCGGCCATTGGTTTTCCTAAATTAACTTCTCTACCTTGATACTCCGCTTCATGCATACAAGGACAAGTTGCCTCATTTAGTTCTGCAACATACGTTCTCATAAATTTAATGAAATCCTCCATATCTTCATCTTCAACATCATATTCTTCAGGTTCAACCCTTCCATATTCTACTTCATCATCTGTATCTCTGCGTTCCGGATTATCTCTTAAAGTCTCATTATCTTCTTTGATATATTTTTTGTTTACTTCCTTATGATTAATAGGAATTAAGCTTACTAATTTTATTTCGTTTATATTTTCTTTTACAGGTACACAATTTGGCACCATCTTACCATCTTTAATTTTTCCGCCTACTGCTTTGTAGCCGTCCCAACACTCATGCAAAGCATTATATTCTAAACCCTCTTTGCACGTTCTCCAGCCACCACCTTTTGATTTGTAATTTTTTGAAGCCCAGCCATTTGCGTAAGCTGATGGGTACACACTAAATTTTGATTTTGCTGCTGCTTTTGATGCTGCCCATTTACCTGGATCAGTAGGGCAATTTTTTTCTAAAAACAGATTAATTCTTTCTTCTATTTTCATAGTTTCATTTTTTTTCTTTCCTTGACAATGTGCTTATCAACTTATAAATATAAGATTATCCTAATAACCAATGTAAATTCTCTTTTTCACCCCTTTTTAGGTTCATTTCATATGGGTTTTGTTTTACATGGGTAGTTGTAATAATTCCCTCATATCTTTTTACTTGTGATGAATCTAACATAGATTTAGCCAAATCAATACCCTCTTGTTTTAGTCTTAACGCTGTATTTCTGACCCACAATCCTATTGCTAATGCCATAGTGAGGTCATCGTTATACCCCTTCATAGCCTCTGCTCTCCCACTATTCCAAACAAAAGTAAATAATTCATCGATTAATCTTTGAGAACGAATTAGAATTTCTTTTTCATTCATATAACTATCTAATGCAGAAATGATAAGTGGTCTTGTCTTTACAGTTGTTGAAAATCCTGCAACCATTTTTTTCTCATCTCTATAATACCGATTATTTATTTGTTTTTCAACATCTATATATTTTAAATCCTGACTCATATAGAATAGATTTCCATATTGCCTATCTATACATTGTTGAATTGTAGCCCAACCAACATTTGAGTTTTCTACAACTAATAATGCATTATTATATTCAGTTGATAATGAAACTAAAAAATTACCAAAATCTTTTGTGTCAATTTTACCTCTATATTCTGCTACTTGTGAACAATCTTCTATATCAATCACTTGTGCAGTTGAATAATCCGAACCATCCCCTCTTGCTACGTCGGCAACAACCATATATTGCCTATTATAGTTAGGATGTTCCCACCTCCAAAGGTTTCCATCGAATGCTGTTTTTTCGACCGGGTCCATTATATATGTCTCTTTGTACCATAACAACAATTGTGGGTCGATTACATTATCACCGGAACCAATAAAGTCACAATCACACTCTTGTGCTGCCCCTTTATGTCCTAAAATACGAGTTTGCTCATCTCTCCAAGCCTGATTTCTTTCAGGGTGTTGTGTCCAATGTAATTTTATAGTATTAAAACCATTAGTGCCATTTTCAGCCTCTACCCACATTTTATGAAACCAGTTTCCGACACCATTCGGTGTTGATAATACAATAGCAGAACCACCCGTAGAAAGTGTAGATTGTGCCGATAACCAAATATCATCTATATCTCTAATAAACGCTGCCTCATCTACAATCAAAAGAGATAGTGCTTCAGAACGTCCAGCATCTGGTGAACTTGCAATTGCTTTTACTTGAGAACCATTTTTTAATTTAAGTGATAGTTTGTTATCTTCAACAGATGAGTTACCACCATCCCTTAACCAAATCGGTAATAAGTCATGCATTACTCTTACTTTTTCAACCAGATTTTTTGCTACAGTAACTTTAGTTGCAATTACCAATGCATTAAAGTCCTGATTAAATAACATTTTCCATAAAATAAAACCTGCTGATAATGTTGATAAACCTAATTGTCTACTTTTGAGTATAACATTAAAACGATTATCTTTAAAATCTTTTAAACAATCTTCCTGAAAAAGATAAAGGTGAAAGGGTATTTTTCCTCTCACCGGGTGCTGAATAATACAATATTTTTTCATAAAGTAAATGGGGTCTAACGCACATTTACGATATTCGTCAGCGATTATTTCTTTAAGTGTTTTTTTTGGTTGCCCTTGTACACTCATATATTTTTTATTTTGCTAATAATCCAACTCCTAAACCTATACCTACACCAACAGCTGC